ACCAAAGAAGAGATTTACCACTTGTGGGATACCAACTCAGAAAAGTTTGGCGGTGTGGAAGATTTTGGTAGAGCGCTCGAGCGTGCCATACAGGAGAAGAATCCATGAACATAACCATGTACACCAAGAGTGGATGCCCTAACTGTGTGACGGCTAAACTGTTACTGCAATCTCTGAACATTCCATTCACTGAGATAGACATAGAACTGGGTGGTCGCTTTGCCAACTTTGTAGCGCAGTACCCTGACGCACGTCAGATGCCACAGATATTCATTGGTGATCAGCGAGTCGGAGGGCTTGCGGGATTACAAGCGGCACTAGAGAAGATTAAATGAAAAGTAATCACAACATTATTCGTGAGCTACTTAAAAGACATCCCGATGGTTTGAAGTCAAGCGACATAGCCAAGTTTACTGGCATAGACAATCGCTCTGTCAACAAATCATTGGAGAGTGTCTTTGGTGTGTACATCGATCGATGGGAGAAAACAGTTCCTCGCAATACGTTAGCAGCTATTTGGGTTGTCGTTGACGTACCTGAGAACTGCCCTAAACCAAATTACTGAACCCGAGGAAACCAAAATGTACCGAATTCCAAGTGACCTCTCCGAACTTGAGCTGATGCTTGCAGACTCGCAAGCTGAAGGCCGACTGCTACGTCATCGACTCGATGTTGTATCTGAAGAGGCTCTACGTTTGCGTCAGAAGCTAGAACAGATTTACACTGTGGCTTACTTAGCTCTGGACAACAGAGAACTTGATAACATGGATATGAACTAATGGACATACTTACTGTAGACATAGAGACGTACTACGATGCACAATTCAGTTTGTCGAAGATGCAGACTGATGCGTACATCACTGATGAACGATTTGAATTCATTGGCGTCTGTGTCGCACGCAACGATGAAGACCCTGTGTGGTTCAGTGGAACTGAGGCAGAGATTTTTGAGTGGATGCACGTCAATTACGACTGGGCTAACTCAGCCGTAAGATGCCACAATACTTTGTTCGATGGCTACGCGCTGACACAACGACTAGGTATACGACCGCGGTTATGGATGGACACACTCTCCCAAGCCCGCATGCTCCACCCCTACTTAGTCTCTCACTCACTTGCTAACTTAACCAAATTCTTCGGGTTCCCTGACAAGGGTACTGAAGTTGTTAAAGCATTGGGCAAGCGCCGTGCGGACTTTAATCCCATGGAATTAGAGGCGTACGCAGATTACTGCAAGCATGACACATGGCTGTGCCGTGCGATCGGTGAGAAGATGGATGCGTTCACGCCGCCACTGGAAGCCCGCCTCATCGATATGACTGTGCGTATGTTCACAGAGCCTAAGCTTGTAGGTGACGTGGCTGTGATGGATCGTCTGTACCACGAGGAAGTTGCACGCAAGGAAGACCTAATGCGCTCGCTCGTTGTTGGCAAAGAGACTCTGATGTCCAACGACAAGTTTGCAGAACAACTCGAGTTGCTTGGCGTTATTCCACCTAAAAAGATAAGCCCCGCGACAGGGCGTGAGACCTATGCGTTTGCCAAGAGCGACAAAGGGTTTACTGACTTGCTCGACCATGAAGACTCTAGTGTTCAAGCACTGGTAGCCGCACGCCTTGGTGTCAAGACCACCATTGCAGAAACCCGTGCGCTTAAGTTCGTGGACACTGCAAAGCGTGGCCCCCTGCCGGTGTATCTCAACTTCTGGGGTGCTAAGACCACTGGCCGATACTCAGGCGGCAACAGCATCAACTGGCAGAACATCCCCGCCCGTGGGCCGTCTGCGGGTTTGCGTAACGCCCTGCTTGCCCCTGCCGGACATACAGTGCTCGTGGGTGACTCGTCCAACATTGAGCTTCGTACTGTGATGGCTTTAGCCGGTCAGGATGACGTGGTAGAGAAGTTGGCCAATGGTGTTGATCTGTACTGTGACTTTGCGTCGAAGCTCTTTGGCCGTGACATTACCAAGGCCGACAAAGCTGAGCGTTTCCTAGGCAAGACCGCGATGTTGGGCTTGCAGTACGGTGCCGGTGCCCCCCGCTTTCAAGAGATGGTGCGTATCGCAGCGCGTACTGATCCGGCTGTGAAGGCCATTGACCTCGATCGTGCATACGACATCGTGAACCTATACCGTTCTGTGCACCACAAGGTAGTTGACCTATGGGGTAGGTGTCAGCAAGTCATCCTGCCCGACATTGCCAATGGTTGTAGCTTGATGACCGTGGATGTCAACGGATGGTTTATCACACAGAAGGATGGCTTTGGTCGCCCCGGTGAGCCCGGTGTGATGTATCACGACCTGAAGTACGACGGCAAAGAGTGGACGTATTTAATGGGCAAACAACGTGTCCGTATATTTGGCCCGAAAGTTGTAGAAAATTTATCACAACATGCTGCAATGCGCATCGTTATGTGGCAAACTGCACGTATCAACGAACGGTATCCCGTCAAGCTGTCAGTCCATGACGAAGCAGTCTGCGTGGTGCCAAATGAAGAACTTACTCAAGCACGCGCCTATATGGAAGAGTGCCTATCTCTAACACCCAAGTGGTGTCGGAGCATTCCCGTATCTTGTGAAACGGGTGTAGGCCCGTCGTATGGTGCGGCGAAATAGGAAACTTATGACCCAAGTAATGCCGCTGTCTTTTAGTCGTCTATCAACATTCGAAACATGCGAGGCCCAGTTTGATTATCTGTACGTGTCCAAACGCGTACCTAATTCATCGAACGAAGCATCCGAATACGGAGATCGTGTACACAAGTTGCTAGAAGCTAAAGGCCGTGGCGTGCTCGACATGCAGTCTCTGTCTGCTGAAGGGCGTAGCACGCTAGAGCAGTGGGGTAGTGTTGTAGATGTCATCATGAAACGTCCGGGCGAGAAATTGTTCGAGCATCAGATGGCTGTCAACGCAGACCTCAAGCCTGTTGATTGGTTTGCTAAAGATGTGTGGATCAGATCAATTGCTGACGTGCTTGTTGTGGATGGCGACACTGCGTACTGCCTTGACTACAAGACAGGCAAAGTAAAAGAAAACCCAACACAGCTGCAACTGTTTGCGGCCATGGTGTTCTGGCATTACCCAGAAGTTACCAAGGTCAAGACATCATTCATCTGGCTTAAGTTTAATGAAACAACAAATGCGACGTATGAGCGACGGTTCCTAGACTCAATGTGGCGGGCACTGAAGCCTCGATTTGCCAAGGTGCAGGACACGATTGAACTTGGCGTATACAAAGCAAAACCCTCGGGCTTATGCCCATGGTGCGCGGCAAAAGATATTTGCCCTGACGCACGACTGAAAGGTAAAAGATGAAGAATGAAGCCGATGTTAAGAAGATTGTTAAAGATGTTCTCAAGAACACAAACATTTGTTGGTGGTTTATGCCACCTGCTAACGGTTATGGCCGGTCTGGTATTCCTGACTTTGTGGGCTGCGTTAATGGTTTTATGTTTGCTGTTGAGACCAAGTTTGGTAAGGGCACTACTACAGCCAACCAAGAGAGGGAAATACAAGCCTTAATGATGAGCGGTGCAAAGGTGTGGATCGTACGTGAGACATCTGTTGACGTGTGGGAAATTGAATTCAAAGCGTGGGTTGCTCTGACATGCTTGTAATACCAGATAAACGTAGAATCGTAATTAACAGCAACGAGAATGCAATGGTGCAATCTCTGATGCCGCATGCGAAACAGTTTATGCATGACGGAGAGTCAATGCTTGCTGTGCCGTATGGCGTAGACGAGTCTATCGTGTTGAAGAACTTGGGCTTCAGTGTCCCTGCTCCCATCACGCACTACTACAACTGGCCCGCTCGGTTTGCACCGATGGATCACCAGAAAGACACCGCTGCATTTCTAACAACACACAAGCGTGCCCTGTGCCTTAACGCACCGGGTACTGGTAAATCTATTAGCGCCATATGGGCGGCTGACTTTCTTCTTGACGAAGGTATTGCCAAGAAAATTTTAATCATCGCGCCGTTGTCAACGCTGACTGTTGTATGGGGGAGAGAGCTCAAGCACCACCTCCCGCACCGCATGTTCGCGATTGTCACTGGCACGAAGGAAAAACGCAGACAGTTGCTTGAGAAACCCGGGGTGCAGTACTTCATCATTAACCATGATGGCTTTAGCAACATGGCCGCGGACATCAAAGACTTTGACGTTGTGATCTAC